TTAACACCAGTGGATGGGCAACAGCAGTTGGCGCGAACGACGCCTGCGCGCACTTCCACGCAGGGATCTATGTGGGAAATGGTGGTTCAAAGACTGCCCCCCTGCCATTTGATATCAGCGGAGGTGGTGCGCTCCTGATCAACCCGCTCACCAGCACTCACATTTCTACCTTCCAATCGACGCTCCAAGGCGTTGGTAATCAGGTGGAGATGGCCGGGACCGCCGAGGCGGCGGTGGCCGCTAGTATCACCGCTTTTAGCGCCAGCGCCTTCTCGGTCGGAACGGACGCCTCTGTAAATACAAGCGGGGTTCCGTACGCTTTTTGGGCATTCCATATGCCGGACAGCGTGTCTGAGTCGCTCGACGGGGGGACGATAGATTGGATTTACAACGACACAAGCAAGGTGGCTCTCGGGCTGTTTGATCGCGCGAGCGGAAGCGCGACTATTGCAGTCGACCTGACGTTCCTGGGCTTGAGCGGGGCGCCTTGCATCTTGATCAAAAACCTCGACAGCACCGCCGGATGGTACATATGGTCAAGTCTGCTTACGTCGGGCTACTATCAGGCGTTTACGGCTGCTTCTGCCGAGACCAATTCTGGTGCGGCGGCGGGCTTCGGCAACAATTCTATTTTTGTCGCGCCCACGGCCTCGACGCTGACTCTTGGCAACGCTGGCTTTGTTGGTGGAAATGGTGCCGTAGGCGTTGATCGAATACTTATCATGGTGTTTGGCGACAGCGATTTTGTGGCAACGGCAGTTGATCCAGCGGGTTCTACAGCGTCGTCGTTTTCGTTCGCGGATACTGGATTTACTAGTACGCCGGCTAGCGCCACAATCGACATCGCCTCGGGTGGAGCGACAAACAAACGCCTGCTGGATCGGGCAGTAGGTGGAAACAGCTTCAAAGGCGCAGATCGGGTATTCCACACCGCCTCCAACGCATCGTTCGCCACTGGAGCCGGCTTCTTCACCAGGGACGGTGACTACGTGACCGGCGACGGCTTGACGCAGACCACGACATACCTGCCCTTTGTGATCAAGTAATAATCCTAAATATAAGAAAAAAAAGATCAATAAATGGCATTGCCTACTACAAGAGAAGAAGTCTTGTTATTTGGTTACGTGGACCTAAATGGCAATAATAATATTAAACATTATAAATAGTCATAAGACTTATACAAAGAGGGTACTATGGCTATTCCTGCGACTAGAGAACAACATAAACAATATTGTCTCAGAAATCTAGGATCTCCTGTAATCGACATCAACGTTGATGACGAACAACTAGAGGATAGAATTGACGAAGCATTACAATACTATCGTGATTATCATTATGATGGCACAGAACATGTTTATTTAAAACATCAAATTACTTCTTCAGATAAAACCAACAAATACATCTCTATCCCAGAAAATATTCAAGGGATCGTGAGAGTGTTTGATATTGGGGATTCTATTAATAGTTCAAATCTATTCAATATTCGATATCAAATTCATCTAAACGATCTTTTTGATTTTTCTAGTGCTTCATATGTTCCTTATGTGAACGCTATGAGACATGTAGAAATGCTTGAAGAAATCTTTGTTGGTAAGAAACCTATTCGTTTCAACCGTCACACAGATAGACTTTATATTGATATGGATTGGGAAACAGATGTTCTCGTAGATGAATACATCATCATTGATTGTTATCGTACAGTAGATCCAAATACATATACAGACGTTTGGGGTGATAGATGGTTACTTAGATATTCGACTGCTTTATTTAAAAGACAGTGGGGCGAAAATCTATCTAAGTTTCAAGGTATTCAACTTCCAGGAGGAATTCAATTTGACGGTGTTCGTATTCTAGGTGAAGCAAGAGAAGAAATTAATAAGTTAGAAGATGAAATGATTACGAGTTATTCATTGCCCGTCCATGATATGATTGGATAAATTATGGCGACGAATAAGTATTTCAATAACTTCTCATACGCCAGAGAACAAGACCTAGTTGAAGATCTCACGATTGAGGCTATCAAGATCTATGGTCATGATGTAAAGTACATTCCAAAAACAATCGTAGCGAGAGATAACTTATTCGGTGAAGATCCACTGATGAAGTTCACAACCGCTGCTGACGTTGAAATGTATATCAAGAATGTTGAAGGATTTGAAGGAGAAGGTGATCTACTCTCAAGATTTGGTCTACAGATACGAGATGAGATGACTTTCACTCTTGCTCGTAAAAGATTTGATCAGATTCGTACAGAAAAGTTGATGACAGAAGTAGGTTATAATCTACTTACAGAACAGGCAAATACGGCTGCTCCATCAAGACAGTTTCTCACAGGGAACAATGAGACAGAATCTATCGTACTAGAAGCAGGCACTGCTAATGGATACTCAATCAGTTCTAATCGTCCATTAGAAGGCGATCTAATCTATTTTCCAATGGTTGATAAGATATTTGAGATTAAGTTTGTTGAACACGAACAGATTTTTTATCAAACCGGTAGATTACAGACATATGATTTACGTTGTGAATTATTTTCTTATAGTTCTGAAAAACTTGATACTGGATATAGTGAGATTGATATTGTTGAAGATCAATATTCACTAGATCAAACTTTCTATCAAACACTTCTTGAAGATGGCGAAGTTCTACTAGCTGAAGATGGTGATGGTATCGTACAAGAATTCCAAATATCTACAATTGATGCACAAGCAGATAATGATACTGTATATAAATCTAATATACTAGAAGATGATATTATTGATTTCAGTGAAAAAGATCCATGGTCAGAGGGTAGGTTCTGATGTTTGAGTATTTTTATCACGGTACAATTAGACGTTATGTTCAAGTATTCGGATCATTATTCAATGATATTCAACTTGTAAGAACGGATTCGAACGGTAATAGAGTGCAAACACTTGCTGTTCCTTTAGCGTATGGACCCAAACAAAAATTTCTTGTCAGACTAGATACAAATCCAAATCTAGATAGAGAAGTTGCTATATCGCTTCCACGTCTTGGATTTGAGTTGTCAGGCGTTACATATGATTCTACAAGAAAAATAAATTCCACTCAAAAGAATAGTTATATTATCACATCTGATAATACTCAGTTGAGAACACAATATACACCTGTTCCTTATGATATTACATTCGTGTTATCAGCGTTTGTGAAGAACGCGGATGATGGTACACAAATAGTAGAACAAATTGTTCCATATTTTAAACCAGAATGGAACGTATCAGTAAATCTAATACCATCTATGAATATAACTATGGATATACCAATTATATTGAATAGTATAGATTTTGAGGATGTATATGATGGTGATTATTCTACTAGAAGAACTATTATCTGGAACTTCAATTTTACTTTAAAAGGTTATCTATACGGACCAATTACAAACAGCGGACCAATTACAAGAATACAGATTGATCTACATGCTAATACAGCCTTAAATACTCCAAGGTCAAGTCGTCTTGTTACTGTTCCTGGATTATTAGCTAATGGGGCGCCTACTACAAATAGTGCAGCGTCTATTGATAGAAATCTTATAAAGTCTACAGATGATTATGGATTTGCTTCGAATACCTTCTTCTATACAGACGGTTTGATATATAATCCGGTAACAGGAAGTGATCAACAACCATGAGTTTCGATTCTAAATTCAGTCAGGTACTAAACATAGATCCTCCTAATGAAGTGGAGGTTATAGAACCTAATATTAATAAACAAATAGAAGACGATTACGACTATGCTAGACGTAATTTAAGAGATCTAATTGACTCTGGAATGGGTGATTTAGATAGAGTTATGGAAATTGCTCGACAGAGTGAATCTCCAAGAGCATTTGAAGTGGCGACAAATTTACTTAAAACATTAACTGATACAAACAAAGATCTCCTTGAGTTGGCTAAGAAAAAGAAAGATATATTACAGACAAAAGAAGATAAACCGCAGAATATAACCAACGCATTATTTGTAGGTTCAACTGCTGATCTTCAAAAACTTATTCAAGGAGAAAAAAATGCAAGAAGTTCAGTCGATTAATTCTCTCAGTGGAGAATTGACAGCCCTGATTCTTCCATGGATTGCTGTTCTAGTATCAGCAATCATTGCATTTATGTTGAAAGACTTTATAACTAATTTTGCTAAAGGCTTAGCATTTCAGATGAATAGTGCTTTCAATGAAGGCGATAAAGTTATTATTGACGGTTCAGAAGCGATTATCGTAAAAGTTGGTATCAAACAAACTGTATTTGGAGTGTTTAGTGATAAAGGATATACATGGAGATATGTACCAAATGAAAGAATACCTTTTTTGAAAATAGAAAAAGTAGTAGATCCAGATCTACATAAAGATAGTGAAGAAGAAAAAGGTAGAAGAATACAAAAAATGATTGATTCAGCGCAAGATGAAAAGATTTATTCTAATCATCATCATATTGAAAAAAATGCAGAAGAAATAGAAAAGTTAAAAAACAAAGATGGTAAAAACTAATTACGATTAACTGCTATGTTACTCGCTTTAATGTTTGATAGAATTTTAAAAAGATAGATACGAAAATAATAGGAGAATAAAAATGGCGCATTTTGCTAGAGTAAATGAGAACAATGTTGTCACTTTTGTTTCTACTTGTGATAACAACTTATTATTAGAAAACGGTGTAGAAGTAAGAGATAATCAAAGAGCTATTGATCATTTGAACGCTACAGTACCAAATGAAATAGCTCCTGGTGTAAAGTGGGTCCAAACATCTTATAATAATAGTTTTAGAAAGATGTATGCTGGTATTGGATGTTTTTATAGTGAAGAAGATGATGTATTTTATTGTGCTCAACCGTATGCTTCGTGGACACTAGATGAGAATTATGATTGGCAACCACCAATTCCAATGCCCGATGATGCAGGACCAGAAAAAATTTATAATTGGGATGAAGATGCTTATCAAGCTGATAATACAACTGGATGGGTTGTATATACTACTTAATATATAAAGAAATACTAATATACAATGTCAGATGCCTATCTTAGTAATCCAAATCTAAAGAAAATTGGAGTAAATCTCGAATTTACTCAAGATCAAATTCAAGAGTACATTAAGTGTACTCAGGATCCAATATACTTTGTAAAAAATTATGTCAAGATTGTTCATGTAGATAAAGGTCTTATTCCTTTAGATCTATATGCATATCAAGAACGAATGATTAATAC